GTCACCAACTTTTGATGTTGTTTTTGTATTAATAAGATCTTTGTCGTCTGTTAAAGATCCAGCATACAAAATACCATCATTCGCATTTGGACTAATCGTTAAAGTATTAGCTCCATCTTGCGCAGTATTTACAAAAGTAAATACTCTTCCGATAGTGATTGCAGGTAAAGTAAATACAACACCATCAGTTGATGATGTAAAAGTTTTACCAGTATCTGCATTTGCTACTGTGTAGTTAGCTTGTTTGTTCTCTAGATTAAACCCAGTTAAACCTGCTTCGTTAAATTTACCTTGCAGAACTGGTCCTCTAAAACGTGTTATTGCCATAATCATATCCTCCTAGTTTACGAATACTGTCTCTAGGCCGTCGACTATACGCGTCAGTATTCTATTTAATTGTATAGTGAAAAACTTATACTCTTATTTTGAGTAGAGTGCAAGAGAGCCTGTAATGTGGAGTGGATTTATTCCAACGATGTAGCTTGTTATTAAGTAGCTACTGAAACTTGTGGAGCCGAATCAGCAATTGCATTTTCTCTAGTAGCAATCTTAGCTTCTTCATGCTTAATTTCATTGATAACTTGTCTTATCTTGCTATCAATTCTGACCATATCAAGAGTATATCTACCGTGTATATTATGCTCTTGTTGCCAGTTCAACTCCAAGGACGTTTTTTGTTTGTAAAGGTCTTGAATCATTTACAATCTCCTCGTATGTTAACCATGTTTTAGCCAGACTATAAAAGTCTGATTTGTCCCAAACTATATCATTTTTTCCTAGTTTGTCAACTATCGCATCTTCTAATGCTTTGCCATCATTAATAGCTTTGACATCAAATTCTGTCCAGTATCCATATGCTCTGATTTTGATTTTGTAAGGTTTTTCCATAGTTTCCATAAGTTGCAAAAAAAATGGGGCCGAATTGTGTCCGGCCCCATTAAATATTTAGTTGCTTACTGATTAAGCACCTGGAGATGAGAAGATACCTCTAGGGTCAGATACGCCAAATACGTATCTTTCTCTAGCTTTGTATCTAACATTGCCAGTATCAAAGTCCCCTTCCATCTTAGTTGTAAGTGGAGCTCTGTTAAAGTGCTTCATACCGTTAGGCACATCTGTAAGGATAAAGAACGCATCCGCATCAGTTAGGTAGTTGTTCACTCTGTATCCTTGAGGAATCATACCCATTGATCTTACTGCGTTGATATCATTATCAGCTGTTGACGTTCTACCTTGAGATTTCATCAATCTCTCAGCGACAAACTGCAGAGCAGAAGGAATAATCATTTTTACTCCTTTAGCTGCAATTTTTAAACCTCTTTCATCAGTGAAAGCGTTGATATCGATCAATGCTTGTTCTAATGAAGTTTCGTTTAAGTCAGACGCTGTAGCAAGCGTGTTCGAGAACGTTCCAGCAATTGTTGGGTGTGCTGTGTTGAATAAAGTTACACCATCTCCTGAAGTGAATGTTCCACCAGGATTTCCATTGTTTAATGTTGATGCTCCTTTAACATTTTTCGTGCTCGCCATCGATCTTGCTAATGCTTTTGTGTATCTAGAAGCAAGTCTGTCGTACAGGTTATCTTCAATAGCTTCCTCAGTGATAGCAAAAGCGAGAGCAATTGTCTCGTTAGTGTATCTAGCTGTGAAAGTTTCTTGCGCATTGTCAAAAGATACGCCAGAACCTTCTGGTTTTACTTTTGCTTGTGCGAAACCTGACAACATAACTTCTTCTTCAAAAGCTCTGTCAGATGACTCAGTTGTGTAAATCTCAGACCATTGCTGCTCATAAGATTTATATTCCAGGCCGAACAAGGCGTTCAAACCCGGCTCTAGTTCTTTAACTAGTTGATTACGTGATATAGCCATAGTTTATTCTCCTTATACCCCTGCTCGGTTGTTTCCTAAGATATGCTCATTGATCTGAACTCTAAGAGCGAAACCGCCCTCAGTAGTATCAGAATGATCAGGATCTCTCGAAACTCCCAAGATTTTTAGTTGTGCTATAGAAGCAGACGTTGTTGCCGAAATTTTTGATTTCGAAATAAACAACGGTGTAACTCCTACATCGTTTACCTGGTCTGCACAGTGTCCAACCTCGTTTTGGTTGAAAGCTGTATCAGCAGACATTACCTCAAACATTTGCATAGGGTCATCATTGATGAACGCTACGATATCCGTTGCAGTGTTACTTGCAGGCGAAAAGTTTGAGAAAGTAGGTTTATTGCTTGTTGCGTCAGTGTAAAACACACCGTTAAGTGTACCGAGATTGTGGTCATCAGTATTTCCAGCAGCCAGTACTACACCATCCGAAGTTAATTTCACCATACATGCGTGTGAAATTAAAGCAGAGGAAGCAGCAACTGAATACTCACTTAAAGCGGCATTGTTATCGTTCTGCGCAATTTTTTTAATGGGTCTGAATCCAAACCCAACTGTTGACGCATTTGCCATATTGTTTCTCCTTATGTAAAACTACTATCCGCAGTTTTACGGTTAACGTTATATTTCGTTGGTTTGGATCGTTAAATTTTTCTAACTATCGTTTGCCACCGAAGGTACGAGATGTTCTATCAATATCGATAGGCATCCTTCTATCCTGTTCCTTCAGTAAATCGTTATCAGTTGCATCAACTTGATCTTGAGCTTGTTGTCTATAATACTCTTCTCGTTGACGCGCGATTTCTTCTGGTACCCTTGTCAGCACAAGGCCTCCGTGACCTATTACTCCAGCGTATTTGCCATCCGCGATAGCTGGGAAATCATCGTTAGGATATTCATCGACTCTTACAAGTTCATACCCAGATCTTAATCTTCCTTGTATGTTCTTAGTGTCGGGAACTCCCAAAGTTTCAATCCTGACCCATCTGTGTCGGTATCCGTTTGGCGCGTTGGGCGTATCTAAGTACGATGGTGGAGTCCAAGGTTTGTTAACAGTTTTCGGTTTTGCCGTTGCTGCCTGTGATTTAACTTTTGTTGAATCACTTTGTACTTGGCTCGCACGAGTTGGTTTTTTATTTGTCATATGCTTATACCTCCTTCGTGATTAATTGTTTTGCATACTCTTCTAATGGCACACCTAGTTTTTTCGCTATTGCGACCTGTGATGATGTGAGCCTCACAGATTTGCGACCGGCCTTTGAACTACGCGTTGCAGAGGCAACGTTTTGTGTAGGTTTGCTAGTCTGGTTTTCTACCTTACCAAATTTATGAGGAAATTCAAGTCTTATTCTTTTATCAATTTCTGCATAGTATTCGTTAGATTGAGGATCTAAACCCTCTTCTTCGGTAATTTTTCTATGTAAATCAAACGCAGTGTAAGTCATTGCGCTATCTTTACCAAACCACTCATTTCTACTAGCCCATTCTTCGGCTCTTGGATCTGGTGGTGGAGTTTGTTGAACAGGTTGTGTAGGAAGAACTGGTTTAGCTTTAGCTTCCTTTTCCTCCATAGCATGCCTGCTTTTAATTTCAGCAAGTTTGCCTTGTTCATAACCTAATTGAGATATTGAAGTTAAAGCTTCTACTTCAGCTTTTGCATCACCTTGTTCTCTTGCAATAGCCAATTTAGATTGTGCTGCTGCAATAGAAGAAGAAATTCTTCCTTCCATCTCTTGTGTATAATTTTTATCTAAACTTGTAGCAGTTTTACCTAATTCATTTTTTTCTGCTGTCACACGTCTAGCATACTGAATGGCTTCTTCTTTTTGCCTTTCAGCTTCTCTCATTTTTTTAGTTAGCTTGGCTATTCTTTTCTTAACGCCTTCGCTATACTCTTCAACTGCTTTAGAGTTATCTGATTGCTTATTATTCCCTTGCTCCACAGCTTCTTCCTTAACTTCGCCGCCTTCTTTAAGTTCCTGCTTCTGTTCATCTCGAACATCCACTGACTCATCAGATTTCTCAGGTGCGTTATCGGACTTATTACTGTCTTCAATAGTTTCAATAATTGTTTCATTTGATTCTTTCTCCTCTGCTTGTTTTTCTTCTGGAAATGTGATTTGAGCTCCAGGCCCTGAATCATCAAGTTCCACTACTTTTGGTTCGTTATCTTTTGGCATAGTTTCCTCCTATGGTTGTTAAAATTCGTGGAATATATCTTCGGGGTTTTCCACGGTCGCTAAGATTTCATCGTCGTTAAGAAGTCTTATCTCACCCCCATCTATTTTGATACGTGATCCGGCGTATCTTGCGAATACAATCCAATCACCTTTCTTGCACCAAGGACCTTCTGGGTATCTCTCTTTGTCGTAACAATGAGGACCCATGTCCAATACTAAACCACAAGTAGATGCGACCTGTGATCGTTCGATGGTGTCTTCTGCTAAAATTAACCCGCCTTTAGTTTTTTCCTTTTGTTTAAAGGGTAAAACTAAAATTCTCCAACCCGTAGGTTTAGGTAATTTAGCTGAATCTGATTTTAAATCTTGTTGTTTTTTTACGCCTACCAGTTCTTTATTTGGTAGTTCAATCTTTGGCTTTTGTGCCGTCGAGGTTGATAACTGTTCCTTCATTTTCTTTTTGCTCCTTTTTGTCTAGCAGGCTGGATATTTCCTGACTTAAATATTGATACGTTCGTATCTGTCCTAACATATACTGATATTTTTCCATATTGTCAACCCCGCCCGAAGCCATGGCTGACACAATATCGTCGTGTCTCATCTTAATTATTTTTCTTATCTTATCTATGTATGTAAAGTCTTCCATTATTCTTGTTCCTTTGGTTCATAAAAATCTTCTAGGGCATCTAGTTTTTCTTCTGCCTGTGAGATTTTTTCTAATTGCTTATCTATTTCTTCTAAATGCTGTGGATGTTCTCCAATACCTACAGAATTTTCTAAATAGATTTTTATAACCGCATGCGCTTCTGCAATGTGCGATTCATATCTTTGTCTTAATGCTTCTAAGATTGCGTCTCTCATTAACACTTCCATCTTCTTCGTGCCTGACGGATACGAGAATTAGGGTCATTCTTTGTCTTAGCAGAAGAGTTTCTTAATTGTCCTGCACTTCTAGCGCAATATGACTTTCTTCTGTTAGCAGCTTTTGACCCTTTCTTCACTTTTCCAGTTACGGCTGTTTTTAGTTTAGATCCAGGGTTAGCTGCTCTATAAGCTCTAACACCTTTTGCTGTCATACCTGCACCAGATTTAGTTGGTCGGTAATTAGCACCTGGACCTTTCGTAGTCTTTCTAATCGCCATTATTTTTTCTTTTTAGGCTTCTTAGCTGTCTTAGCAGATCTTATAAAGTTAGCTTTTGTCGGCGCACCTTTACTTCCAGGTTTTCTCATCTTCTCACCTGAGCCTGCCGCGATTCTTTTTTTCTTCGCATGTATGTTTGCGTATAGTCCACGTTTTGCCATTATTTTCTCCTTTTTGCTTTGCCGCCTTTTTTATAGCCCATTGCTTTAGCGACTTGTGGGGCTTTCTTTTTCAAGGCTCTCATGCCTTTTCCTTTTTTACCTGCTGGTATTGTTTTTTTCATTTTTGCTCCTTAGTTTTACAACTGCATCTTTTTCCAAAGATGATATTTATTATTTTAGTAAATAGTTTTTTCACTACTTATTAATTTTACCAGATTTTTTTGCTTTAGAACCAAACTTACCGTAAGACTCATCTCTGCTAGCTTTTAACTGTGCAGGCGTTCTTTTCTTTTTGATTCTCATAGCGATAGATTCATCTTTTCTATCTTTGTATCCCTGCTTTTTCTTTTTAGCAGATCCACCTTTTTTC